ACTACTAATGGCAAGACGGAAAAAGAGATCGCTGATTTTTATAAGTCCCCACTTTGGCGGAGGGTGAGAAGACAAGTAATGATTAGAGATAATTATGTTTGTCAGCATTGTTTTAGGAGAGGCATATTGCATAAAGCAGATATGGTGCATCATAAGATAGAGTTGCGATCACCAGATGGTTGGAGGTATAGGATTGATTTGAATGAGTTAGAAGCGATTAACAAAACATGTCACAACGAAATTGAGCATCAATATTGATGTCTTATTTATTATGCGCCAAATTGAAAAGGAGAATGAAAATACAATGGAATTTACAAAAGAAGAATTAGAGAATGAAGTTTGGAGAGACATACCACTTGAGGAGTTTAGCGGTAGATACCAAGTTAGTAGCTTGGGGCGGATTAAAAGTTTGAATTACTATTGCAAAAATAGTATAGGTGATAGTTATAAGATGGTCAAAGGTCGGATTAGGAAGCTCACAAAGCATAATAGTGGATACAAAATGATTGGTGTATGTATTAATGGTAAAAATAAAAATTATCTTGTGCATCGTATTGTTGCTTTGTCATTTTTACCAGAGGTAGAAGGTAAAAATCAGATCAATCATATTGATGAGAACAAATCAAATAATAGGGTTGAGAACTTGGAATGGTGCAATGCGCATGAAAATTTAACTCATAATGATCGTCATTTAAGAGTTGCAGAGACAAGAAAAGCCAATTGTACATATGATCAAGCATATAAGCTAAAATCTGTCAAAGCTATTAAAGGTAATGATCAAATTGTTTTTGACAGCGTTAAAGAAACTGGAGAGTATTTTGGTGTAAGACCAAATGCAATCACGTCATTTTTAAAAGGGAATACAAAAAAGTCGAGAACTGGCTATCGATTTGAGTATGCTTAATACATATTATAAAAAAGACCAGATTCATCAAGTTTGGTGCGCACCCCTATCTAGGACTTAATTATTTCTTTGTCCTAGATAGGGATAGCATATCAGTTTGAGTCTGGTCTTAATTCTTTTATTCACTGAGTTCTACTTTAGCACCTAAAAAGTTTATTAATGCTGAGCAAGTAGTTAAAACAAACAGTGCAGTATCAAGATCTGTATTTATGGTATTTCCGTTGCCAGCGTGCCTTATACCTTTACTACTAGCTATACCATACATATTTTCGAAAGGTTTTATAAAACTCATATCAATATTAAATTCAGAATCATCTTTTAGTTTTTTGACTAATTGACCTAAAGAGTTATTTTTTCCATCTTCTCCGACAATCTCTTTAAGACAGCTTTCAATTGCAGTAATTGCTTCATTTATCACTTTATTATAGTTTGTATTAGTTTTATTACTTAATTCTTCAATAGAAGTTTGAATATGTTTTTTTGCGTAGGTAAAAGGTGAAGAGCTTACTGCATCAATCTGGGCTAAAGAATTATCGTCAGTTAAAGGAATGAACAAGTAATCAGAATTTAATCTATATCCCGACTTGTTTTCTTGAAGAACTTCATTTAGATAGGTAATATAATTACTTGAATTTTTAAATTCAACTTTAAATAGGTATTCTATCAAGTCATAAAAATAAAACCATTCAGATTCTTCAAGTTTTTTAACCAAATTTCGAAAAGCAAAATCTTTGCCATATTTAACTTGATTTTTGGCTTCATCTATTCTTAACTTAAAAAAAATCGTGAAAATCGAAACTAGTGTTTCGTAGAAATATTTTTCTTCAGAATAATATATTCCTCGTCGTTTACTCACCACTTTAAACTCATTATTTAAAATTTGGTAAATTAAGTTAGTCAAATCATTAAATAAGTCAGAATTTATTTCCTCAAGTTGCACTTGATCAGATACGTTAATAAATCCCATTCTTTCAGAAAATCTCATTCAGTTACCTCCTGTATTAACGTTTTAATTGTAATGAAATTTAAATATTGGTTAATCAATAAATTTTAGTGCCGTTGAAATAAGCGAGATACATCTTTTATAAAAGTAATCATAGTGTCTCAAATCATCAATATTAGTTACGGTCTTTTCATGATGTCTTATATTAAATGTATTGCCATATAAAGTTAGCTTACTAAATTCTTCTTCAAAAAGTTCTGTAAAAATTTGCTCATTATTTCCCATCTCATTTATTATTTTCCCAACTGATTTTTTCTTGTTCAATGTTGGTGAGTAATATGTTTTCAATCTCTCAAAAGCATCCCATAATTTTTCGGCTGCAATTTTAGTATCGCCACTAGCATAGTATGTAGTAGCTTTTTGCAGTAATTCTTTAAGACCTACTTCATTAATATTGTTAATGATATCTGAATTAACAGGAGTATCTAGTGTATTTTCTATCTTTCCATGAATCATTTTAAAATGAAGTTTGTGCAAATCAAAAAGTTGATTGACTTTTGTTTCAAAGTTATTCTCATAAATATATTTTTCAAAAAATTCAAGTATATCAAATACATGATAGGGTGATCCTTTTAAAACAATATCTAAAATATCATCTGTTTCCGAATATTTACTTTTATTATCATAACTCATTGGTATATAAAATTGTTTGATATCTTTAAGAACTTCAAAGCTCGGTTTAGATGTATAATCCCATCCTGTTTCATCTGTTCTATAATCTTCGGAATCGTTATTTTTAATTAAATATGCTATTTGGTTTCTTAAAGCCATTTTCAGTGAAATCTTTTTAGAATTGTTTTTTATGTCTTCCTTGTAACGTTGAGAATATGGAATAAACATTCCGTCTTCTTCGTTTTCATAAATCCGCCAACTATAAACATCACGACCAGAAATTTGTTTAGATACATATAATTCATAGCCGTCATTTTTTAACAAAGTATTTATTTCCTCTAAAAAATTCCGCCAATAACTTTTTTCAATTCTTACTGTTGGATGAAAAATTTCGCATATAAACTTTAGATAGACCTCATCAGTTCCGTTTTTTAACATAAATCTTTCATCGGTAAAAACCCAATATTCTGGATAATCATCATTGTTTACAGTGTGTTGCCATATATCACCTAAAGCATTTTGGTATCTTGAATCAAAACTGGGCATCTTTTCTAAATCGTAAATTCTGGATAAAAAATCAATTTCCTCAAGTCTACCATGATATGTATAATGAACTATTTCAGTCGAAAAAAGAATACCAATATCTAATCCATTTTTAAATAAATCAAAAATATCATTTCTGGTAATTTCAGTGATACGTTGCAAAGAGACACCTCATTCTTGTAGTTTATTTTTTATAATTATCATATCTAATCCGTCTTAATCTCTAATACGCATGTATTATATATCAGAATTATTAAAAAACAAAATCTATCGGTACACTTTTTGTTACAAAATCAGATAGGGGTAGCGATAACCCCCTATTTAAATATATTTTAAATAATCGAAGCAATCATGCGTACACAGAAGATTCCCTTTTTTGAAATTTTTAACTGGTCAATTTTACTACTAACTAGTATAAGACATATTTTTTTTAAAAGGAGGATTGTGATGGGAAGGAAATTTAAATTTGCTGACGTGTCAAACAAGCACTACACGCAAAATGAAATTGAAAATAAGAAATCGCAAGAAGCTAGTCTATCAACATTTGAGCCGTTAAACTTCGAAGATGTTCCAAAACACTTGGACACTGACGGCAAAAAAGAATGGAAAAGATTAGCTTTTTTTGTGTCTGATTTGCCGATCAGCGAGCTTGATAGAACGACAATTGAGAACATTTGCATATATACAAGTTTGATAAAAAAGGCTCAAAAAGAGCTTAAAAAACAAGAATTAATTGCTGAAAACAATAAAATTAATCCACTAATTACTCTCATCAACCAAGCGTCTAAAGAATTACGAGCATTAGCATCAATGAGCGGAATGTCAATCGATAGCAGATTACGTATTGCAAATCCAAATAGAGAGAGTGAGCCAGACGATCCGTTTGGGGAAATGCTGAAGCGAGCTGATAACAATGCATGATTATGTTGCAGATTATATTGAGAAAATCGAGAGTGGGAAAATCATTGTCGGAAAGAAAATTCAACAGGCTATTGACAGACATAAGCGTGACCTAGAGAAATCAAAGTCTGATGATTATCCTTTTGAATTTGACTTAGAAAAAACAAGACTACCACTCCAATTTATTAGTAGTTTGCCAGACCCAAAATCAATGAGGGTCAACGAACTTGCATCGTTTCAGCGATTCCTAATTGGATTAATTTTTGGGTGGGTGAATAAAGAGACAGGACACCGCAGATTTAGAAAAGTATATATATCGCTGGCACGTAAGCAAGGTAAATCATTAATTAGTGCGGGTATTGCTTTGTACATGCTTTTGTATGAGCGTTCACCAAGAGAGTCACGGCAGATTTTTACAACCGCAAATAAACGTGACCAAGCAAAGATAGTTTTCTCAATGACAAAGAAACAGTTAAAAGCAATTGGGTCAAAGAGTAAAGCTATCAAAAAGTTTACTAAGATTTTGCAGACAGAAATTAAAACAGAAGATGATTCTTTTATAAGTCCTTTGAGTTCGGACGCAGACACATTAGATGGTCTTGACACATTATTGGGAATTTTTGATGAATACGCATTGAGTCGTACAACTGAAATGATGGATGTAATTGAGAGTTCGCAATCACAACAAGACCAACCTTTGATTTTAATTATTTCTACAGCCAGCAGTAAGTTGACTTTTCCCATGTACCAGATTGAATATCCTTTCGTCACAAAACTTTTAAATGAAGAAATTGAAGCTGATGAATATTTAGCTTTGTGTTGGGAACAAGATAATCCTTATGAGGTTGAAGATGAATCACTTTGGATTAAATCAAATCCTTTACTAGAAGTTGGCGGAGACACAGCAAAGAAAATGAAAGCACAAATACGCAAACTTTATAAAGAAGGACTTGCTAAAGGTACTGTATCAAACGTTTTAACGAAGCATTTCAACATGTGGGTTCAAGCGGCTAAAGAATCTTACATGACAGCTGATGAGTGGTCACTTACGAAGTCAAATTATAGTTTAGATATTAACGGAAAAGATATATATATAGGAATTGATCTTTCACGTAGCGGAGATCTGACATCAATTTCTTGGGTAGTACCTGACGAAGTAAATAAAAAGTTTTACATTGATTCATTCAGCTTTGTTGCTACAAAAGGCGGTATTGAAACGAAAGAGAAAGTTGATAAAACGCCTTATAGGCAATATGAAGAACAAGGGTATTGTCAGATTTCAACATTAGAAAGTGGTCTAATCGATTACGATGCAATGATAGAGTGGTTGATTATTTTTGTTAATAGCAATAATTTACATGTTAAGTCTGTGGCTTATGATCCAGCTTATGCCAATATAATTGTCCAAAAGCTAGATGGAATCTTTGATTTAGTTGAAGTACCACAACGACAAACAATTTTGAGTGCGCCAACTAAAGATTTTAAGTACCAAGTCGATAATTGTAATGTCATAAGTGCGGAAAATCCACTACTTGATAGGGCTATATATAATGCCATTACTACTGAAAAAAATGATCTTTTAGTGATTGATAAACAAAGTAACCGCAATAAAATTGATCCAATTGATGCATTATTAAATGCTTGGCTAGAAGCAATGTATCACGACTGGAATCAGCAAACCATTGGTGACATGCTGGAAAATGGCGACTATGGATTTGGTTTTTAAGGAAGGAAAAAATGTATATGAAAACATATTTAACAGATTTAAGTAAAAGACTTTTAAAATTTTTTAGATTAAAGTTTACTGCTATCCAGGTTTTGCAATTTATCAAGACGATCCTTTTTATTTTAGGATTGTCTTTTTTAATTAAGGCATCGTTTTTAATATCGGCAATTATGGGATATTCCGTTGCTGGAATCATTATGATTTTATTAGCTTTGATTCTGGAAAAAGAAATGAGAGGTGTTAGTTAATGGGGCTATTATTAAACAAGGCGGAATATAGATCGCAAGATAAGGCTGTTGCGTCAGCAATTGATATTATCAGCTTAAATGATACAGGTATCTTATCGGATTTTGTCGGAGAAACCGCATTGTTGCAATCAGATATTTTTACAGCAGTTCGCATTATCGCTGGTGATCTAGCGAGTGCAAAATACAAAGTTGATAATAATGATTTTGTCGAATATTTACTAAACAAAAAAGCAAATAGTGCAACGACATCAACAAATTTTTTGTTTGTTTTAATTTCGAATATAATTTTGAACGGAAATGGTTTTGCTTATATTGAGCGTGATAAGAATGGTAAAGTTACAGGATTGCGCAATTTAAAATCGTCTCAGGTTACTATTTTGGAATCTGATGATGGGAAAGAACTTGGGTATCGTGTGATGTTTGCTGATGAAACAAGAGAAGTAGATTACGAAGATATGATTCACTTAAAGACCTTTACCGTTGATGGAAAGGTCGGTATCAGTCCACTGTATTCGCTCAAACCAGAGCTATCGATGCTAAAAAATGGAAATGGATTGTTAGCTGGATTTTTTAAACGTGGTGTTAATGTTGGCGGTATTTTAAAACTTGCTGACTCAACGCTTAATAACAAACAAAAGAAAGAGATCAGACAGCAGTTCGAAGAAGCGAATGCTGGTGCATCCAATGCTGGTAGCGTTTTAGTATTGGACTCAACGCAAGACTACAAACAAATTGAGGTCAATACGAAAATTCTTGAGATGATTCAAAATAATAAATATAGCACTCAACAAATAGCTAAAGTTTTTGGTATCCCACTCAACAGATTTGGGATGGAGCTAACTAACAGTAGTGACTCAGACCAGAATGATGTTTATATTTCATCAGCATTAAACCAATATGTAAAAGCGCTAGAGCAAGAGTTCACTAAATTACATGTCGATGTTGAGATTGATTTTTCTGATTTACGTGATCAAAGTCCAAGCAGATTGCTTATTAGAGCAGTTGAAAAAAATGGTGGTAGTGGTGTGTTGACAATCAATGAGCTGAGATGCTTATATGATTTGCCGTCAATCGATAGTGATATCGGTGATCAAATTTACATCAATAGTGCATCGGTACCTTTAAAGTAATCAATAAACATACTAATAAATGAAGAACATCAAGCGTTTATATCTCCTTTTCCGCTTGGTGTTTTTTTTGGATGGTGAAAAAAATGAATGCAAATGAAGGAGTGATTGAGGGTTATGCAATTATCTTCAATCAAAAATCAAAAAAACTAGGTAACTTTTACGAAATTATCGATCGCCATGCTTTAGATAACGTTGATTTATCAGCGGTAAAATGCTTATTAGACCACGATACTAGCAAGGTCTTGGGATCGGTTAAAAATAAAACTCTGGACTTATCAATTGATGATAAAGGGCTGAAGTTTAAGGTTACTATACCTGATACAACGTACGCGAAAGATCTATATATTTTGGTTGATCGTGGTGATATTGATGGTTGCAGTTTCGGTTTTAATGTTAGCGAAAAAGATAGATCAGCACAAACAGTTACTAAAATGAGTGATGGCAATTACTTACGTAAAGTAAATAAAATCGAGAAGTTAACTGAGATCTCGATTGTGAGTATACCAGCGTATGACAACACCGTTGCGACAATTAAACGCGATTATGATCAAGCAATCAAACAATATGAGTTAGAAAAATTAAATACAACATTAGAGCTTCTCTTTTTATAAGAGGGCTTTTTATTTTTGAAAAAATAGGAGGAAGTCAATTGAATATCGATGAACTAAAAAAACAAGCGCAAGAAGCGCTTGATGCTGGAGATACAGCAAAAGCTAAAGATTTAATTGCGCAAATTAAAGCGATTAAAGAACAAGAAGATGAAAAAAATGTTTTGTCTGATGAGTTGAATGCATTGCTTGCTGACAAAAAAGAAGAAGCAAAAGCAAAAGCAGAAACAAAAGATGAAGTCGATGAAGTCGAAAAAGATGAAGTCGAAAAAATCGAAGAAGAAAAAGAAGAAAAAAGATCGGAGCTTAAAACAATGAAAGAAATTAAAGCATTTAATGCAGTGGATGATTTTGAGGGTTATATTCGCAGTCAAGGGATGGAAACGCGTGGTTTAAATACTACTAACGGTTCTGTGTTAGTACCAGTTGAAGTTTCTACAGATGTATTAGAATTAAAAGACGGTTTGGTTGATTTGTCTGCTTATGTAACTAAAGAAGCAGTTGGAACAGGGCAAGGTAAATTCCCAGTTGCGAAACGTGCTAAAGCAATTCTTGCCACAAAACAGGAATTGGCGCAAATTGCAGAAATCGATGAGCCATTATTTAACGAAGTTGACTATAAAGTTGAAACTCGAATTGGTCAAATTTCATTTTCGAACGAACTCATCGAGGATAGCGAGATTAATGTAGTTGCTTACGCTAAACGCCAAATGCAACGTATGGTAACCAACACTAACAACAAAAATATCATGACAGTGTTGAACAGCTTTGCGAAAGTGGACGCAACTAATTCTGATGAGTTAAAACGTGTTTGCAACGTTGACCTCGATCCAGAATTAGACCTTAAAATTATTTTAAACCAAGATGCTTACCAAGCAATTGATACGTTGAAAGACGCTCAAGGTCGCTACTTACTTCAAGATTCTATCGCAGTTTCAAGCGGAAAAGTATTATTTGGTAAAGAAGTAATCGTAGTTTCTAACACAGTTGCGCCAACACCAAAAGACACCACTGGATTTATCTTTTGTGGAGATCTGAAAGAAAGTGTGTTCAGGGCTCAACGTAACTCAATTGAAGCCGAATGGCAAAAATTCGACAACTATTCGAAGGGTCTTTCCGTAGGGCTACGCTCAGACTACAAGAAAATTGATGCAGACGCTGGTAAATTAGTAAATTTCAAGCTTCCAGCACAAGCTTAAAAGTAGGTGATGAGAGTGGAATTAAATGAAATCAAAAACTATTTGAGAGTGGATCATCCATTTGATGACACTCTCTTAACTACACTAAAAAAAGTAGCAGAGGAATATGTTTACTCTGCTATTGAGTTAGAAAACGTACAAGATTCACGCTTTGATCTCGCTGTTTTGTTGTTGATTGGTCACTTTTACAGTAATCGATCAGCAACAACAGGCGAGAACATATCAAGCTTGCCCTTAGGTGTTACTTCTTTGATCCACCAATTACGAGGATTAGGAAGTGATGCGTAATGGCAGATTTTGTTAAAACAGGCAATTTAAATGAACGCATCAAATTTACGGAAGCTAAAAATCACAAAAATCAATATGGCGAAGTTGTAAAAGAACAAGTTGAGGTATTTTCATGTTGGGCAAGTGTCCGTACGCAAATGTTGAAAGACTTTGTTGCATCCGTTGGCACCGTCTTAGAGGGTACATTGACGTTTATCATTCGATACGATCAAGTATCAGAAGTTAAAAATACCATGCAAGTTTCTTGGCGAGACAAGACTTACAATATTGTTCAAATCACAAAAGGTGAATACAAACGAGATTTTACAACAATCGTAGCAAAAGAGGTTGAGTTATGAGCGTAACAATTGACTCAAGTTCAGCGATCAAAGCCTTAAAAAAGCTAGGTGCTAACTACAAAAAAGCTGAGAATAAAGCAATAAATGAAGCGTCCGATTTTGTTAAAAAGGAACTTGTTAAAAATACACCACGATACACTGGATTAAAAAACACAGGCAAACGTGGAAAATATATGCTTGAGCATGCTGAAGATCACATAGTCAATTCAAAGGCAAAAAATGGTAAATCTGAAGTTGGCTTTGATGATGATATAGCTTGGAGAGTGCATTTTATCGAGTTTGGAACTATAAATCAACGACCGCAAGCTTTTGTGCAACGTACTCAAAAGTATGTTCAGAAGCAAGTGATTGAAATTATGACAAATGTTTTGAGGAAGGAATTGATGAAGTGAAGACAGCAACAACAATGTTATATGAAATTTTGAATAACGCTGACGATTTTAAATCAATTGATTTTTACACTAACAAAATTCCCGAATCAAATCAGACGTTACCTAGTTTGCCAGTTGGTAGGATTGTCGAGTTACAAGGCGACTATGACAATTATGCCAGCGATAAACCTAACGTAATTTCATTCGATGTGCAAGTAGATATTTGGCTTCAATCGCAAGCGGATGTAGAGAAATATTACTATAAATTAGATTCATATTTGAGAGAGAATTACTGGATAAATACTTATACGAGTGTTGAAGAAGATCCAGATCTACAAGGATCAAAAAGAATCGTAAAAAGATACAACGGAACATTTCAACTTGAAATGTGAAAGGAAGGCTAACTTTAGTCTTCTTTTTTTAATACAAAATATTATAAATAAAGGAATGATTTTAAATGGCAACAGTCGGATTTGATAGCGCAATCATCAATATCGGTGGTCAACAATTTACAATCGATGCTACCCAAGGTGGCTCAATCAGTGCTTCAATCTCAGGATTGGGAGCAGAATCGCAAACAGAATATGCAAGTAATATTCCGTTCTTAATTACG